ATAGAAGCGGTAATAGCGTCCTTGGCCAAAGCCTGAACGCCTCTAACAGATGTAAAATCGGATTGTTCAATAGGCACTTCGTTTAGTCTGCGAAGTAGCTTATTAGTTAGGTCTAGGTATGTTGTTGGCATTCAGTGTCCTTTAACAGAAAAAGGGCCAGAGCATTGTAGCCCTAGCCCTTTCTTTTAGTTGTTTGCTATGTTAGCTTCGTAGTGCAGCTAGAGCCGGTTCAGGACGCTTCTTAACGTCACCATACAGAGCCCAGACACGGATACGACCACCAGTGTTTGTTCCAGTTTGTGTGGCAATTAGAACGTCTAGCGTGTCAGCAGTTGCACCGATCACGATAGGCTGGAAAGCCGCAGGTTGGGCAGCATAGGCACCCGCTGTAGCAGCAAAGAAGTCAAAGCCGTCTACAAAGGCGTCAGCATCAGAACCAGTAACACCAAGGTCAAGGGTCATGACAGTAGCACCTGCCTGCACGTCGATAACTTCAATACCAGCAGCGAACACAACCGAACCAACAGGAAGGTCAATCGCTTCGATAACGTCAGCAGCAGCTAGGGCAGAACCCTTAGTTGTTGCAGCTTCTTCAAAGTCAATGTACACTTCAGCGAAGTTAACAGGGCGCTTTACGCTGTCTACAGATGGGGCAATACCCGCACCAAGCTTAGTAGCAAGATCAATAGTAGCCATTTATGTTATTCTCCTATTACTTGCTTACGTTGTATGAAGCACGGATAAGCGCTTCAGGACGTAGAATCTTACGACCGTATACGTGCATACCACGGAAGATATCACCGAACGTGTCTTGCGCACGTAGAGTTTCTGTCTTCGCTAGGTTTTCAGCAGAGGCAACAGCCGAGTTGTGACCAGCTAGAATTGTACCGTAGTTCGTTGAAGAACCAGTAGTTGACGATACGCTAGGACCAGTACCAACACGAGGTAGGTTTTGCGACATACGTAGGTCGAAACCACGAACCTTAGCAGTCGAAATCAGACCGTTAGTTAGACGGTTACCATTCGGTACATAGTCATGGTTCATGTACTTGCTGTCTTCGTCCATTAGGAGTTCAACAAATACAGGGTCAACAACAACCCAACGACCTTCAGAAGGAACGTTTTGCTCATCTAGGAGACGGCCCATACGTGACAGGAGTTCTAGAGGAGTTGCGTCATAAGTACCCTTGACACCTAGAGGGATAGAGTTAGTACCTGTACCTGAAGTCGAGAAGGCAGACTTAGTTAGCTTGTGGTATGAAAGCAGTTCGTCAGTGTCAGCAGTTGCTTGGGCACGTGTACCAGTTGGGGAAGTGTTAACAGTCCAAGTGTTAGTAACTACGTCATAGTTGTAACCAGCCATGTAGCCAAGTACTTCAGCGTCAAACTTGTCCTTTAGGACGTAACCAGCACGGTCAGTTGCCAGTGATTCAAAGTTTACGTGAGAGTGGGCTTCTTCAATGTCGTCCATCTTGAAAGACCAGTAATAGGCCTTGTCAATGACAAGCGTGAAGTCGCTGTCAAGTAGGTCTTGCGGAGTAACCTTAGCACCACGTGCATACGCAGCGATTTGGATTTCCGGTTCCTTCATGATGCGAACGCTGTCGCCCATGTTAGAGATTTCGCCAAAGTAATCGTTGTTAGTGATAGCATTAACAACTGAAGACTTGCGGAAGGTCTTTTGAACCTTCTTAGAGTAGATTACAGGAGAGAACACACCATTGGGTAGGTTCTGCCAGCCTGTTGCGGCTTGAAACGCCATATTGATTTCCTCATTTGTGAGTTTTGTATAATTCGCAATTCAGCGAACTAAAGACAGAACATCATACAAAGAGGCCATATCAATAAGGTGTAGGGGATCAGCCTAGGCTTATAGATTATTTGGGTAGTCTTATAATAAACTGTTCGTCAGAAAAGGACTTAGGAAGGTTGCAACTAGTATGGGCTTCCGTCTGTCGAGATATAACTGTAATGACCCGGTACTCTGTACACATCTTGGTCAATGGTTGTGCTTATACAACAGGTCATTACAGTTTGTCAATAGTTATTTAGCGAGCGCCACCACTAATGTCCATAAGAACCTTGCCTTCACGCATAGCTTTCTCAATGGCTTCTTCATTAGCTTCGTACTCATGCTGCTTCATCTTAGCAATACCAGACTCGGTAAAGAGCATGTTCTTGCGGTCAGATGGGATAGAACCCCCATTTGTCTTGATAGCAGTAGCAGCTTCCCTACGAGTATCCTTCTTAGGTGAGGACTTGCCAGCAGGCCCAATACCAAATTCATACTTATAGTCTGAGATTACCTGTGAAGCTGAGCGCCAGTCCGTATCATTGTCATACAGGGCGGAACGTGTGCTTTCAGGCTGTTCTTCCAGCCATTCTAGGAACTGTTCACTAGAGCGGATTTCGTCAAAGAAGTCAGGATGCTTTTCAGCAAGCTTGGCTTGTGCCTTTTCCTTGGCTAGTTGTAGTTCCTTTTCGTCAAGCTGCTTAACGCGAGCGTCAATGTCGGCTGTGACTGTCTTAGCTTGCTGACGCGCAATGCCGATAACGATCTTAGCTACTTCAGGGTACTTAGTGACCCACTTTTCAATGTCAGCTTCCGAAGTAGGTAGCTGCATTTGTTCAGTAACAGTGGAATTGAGCTTTTCTTCAAGTTCCTTGATACGATTGGCTAGAGTTGTTTCCTTTTGCTGGGCATGGCGACGTAGGTCACCGTATCGCTTGGCAAAGGACTTCTCTTCAGTGGATGCAGTATCGGGGAGTTGGATATCTCCCATATCGCGTTCGGCATCAATTTCTTCGTCAGTAATCATAAAGTTGTTTTGGTATTTGGTCATGCTTTTCTCTCATGGGGCCACAAGTAGTTCACAACATCATTGTTGAGAAGGTTGCAGGTAGGCCAGTCCGTTGCATTATTTGTTTTTGTCTTTTGTCTTAGAAGGGTTAGGACTACTAATCTTTGTATTGGTTTGTGTAACCTGATTAGTTGGTGTCTTAGTATTCTTCGTAGGAGCAGATGGTGTACTTGGGCTACTAATCTTTGAAGTAGTCGAAGTTGGTTGTGGACGTGGTACGAAACCACTTCCTGTAGTTTGCTTCTGACTAGCTGCTTGAGTTACAGCTTGTCTAGCAAGTTTGCTTGTGTCTGTAGAGCTTGTTGAAGTAGGATTACTTGTCACAGAACTCTTAGGAGCATTCTTATCCCCCATAAAACCACCACTTGAAGTGGGAGTTGATGTAGGCGTAGTAGGACGTTCTATCTTACTCATTACCCCTTGAGCAGACACAGGTTCGCTAACATTCTTTGGCTGTGCTACAGGAGCTACAGGAGTGTTGACCTTTATTGCAGGGTCAGAGAATGCGCTATGTGTCTCAAAGGAAGTCAGTAGATCGTTCATCTTTGAGTTAGGTTGTACTCCCTTTGGAAGAGAGGCCCAACGATTTGCCAGTGAGCTATACGCCTGTTCAAGGAAAGCCTTGTTACCTGTTGCTAGATCAGCAACTAGATCGCGTCCGGTGTCTCCTTTGTATTCGTCAATAGCAATCCTACGGGCAACAGCCCATTGGGATTCTTCACTGAAGTCTCTCACACCTACTTTAGGTGCAAATTCATTCCACGTATCCTTGTTGATCTGGAACAAACCAGCAGCAGTTGAAAAGTCGCCATTATCCCCGTAATACACCTTCTTTTCTGGGTGCCTAGATAGATCGTCAATCTCACCGTACCCAAACAGAGAATTAGGCAAAGGCGAACCTTCAGCTTCGTTCAACGTCTTAAGTAGGGCGTCTAGATAGTGTTGACCTTGTTGTTGGTCTAGGTCAGCTACAGCACTAGGTTGAATAGGTGTAGGTACAAAACCATTGTCAGCAATCTTTGTCGGTTCTGTAGGAGGCTCAAACATGGCTGTCCCTTGTCCTTGGACCGGGGACGGTGTAGCGTATGCTGTCTGGGCGATAGGATCGTATGCAGCGTCAAATGTAGGCCAACTATCCGTTCCCTTGGGTCCATTCGGGATAGGATCGGTTAGAAGCCCATCAGCAGCGTTGGTACCCTTACCTAGAACTCCCTGTGTAGGAGGAAGCCCACGAGAGGTACGGATACTGTCAACAGCGGCTACGAGAATAGGGCTAACAGTTCCCTTATCTTTTACCTTAGTAGAGGCAGTTTGTGTCGTAGGGGAAGAAACAGCCTGTGTGTACTCCGCTATGATACGGTCACCTTCACCTTTAAGGTTTAGGTCTACACCTTCCGTGTAGGCGGCAGCAAAAGTTGGGTTAGCGTACTTAGCTTTGCCCCCTTCTGGACCATACCCCCAAAAGGCGGGTTCCCCCCCACCAATGTGGATGAAGTTCTGTGTTTCGTGAACGCCAATACCAGTGAAACCAACTGTAGAAGCCGCACGAACTACCTCTGAGAACAGAGTAGGATTGCTAGCGGGTGTTTGTAGTTCCCCATCAAGAAACACCTTTACGTCAGCAGTGTTAGCGTTCCCATTAGCGTCAACATCATGCCTAGTTGATCCTGTGCGATCTGTGTATGTCTCACCTTGTGCATTGGTAAAAGGACCAGCACCTTTAGCGGGCTGTCCACCAGAAGTTATCTGAACAGTGACACGAGGATCAACAGACTGAACAGCCGCAGTCAGTAGGGTGATGTACTCATCAGAAACAGGGATACGACGAGTTGCAATGTGGGGTGAGTACGTTACTACTTCACTCGGAGGCTTGGGAGCTTCCCCACCACCAAACAGGTTTGCTACACCATTCTTAAGTGTATCACCAAGTCCACCAACAGTTTCTTGAACAGCAGCACCGGCACTACGTACCGCGTCACCAGCACCAGTTACCCCGTTTTCACGGATATCTGTACCAATGTCCTCACCAATACCTTTACCTATAGCACCGCCAAATAGACGAGCGCCAAGGCCCATAAGACCATCGGTTAGAGTGCCCTTAACACTGTCTACACCAGCCTGAACAGTAGCCAGTTGCTTATCAGTTTCGTCAAAGGGGTTGCTGTCATCATCAGGTACTCGCTTAGCTAGCCAGTCCTTATGTCCTTGATCGTAACTCGTGTTATTCGAGCTACGTGGTGTAGGTGTGGCAACAGCTTCTTCCTTAGGTGGAGTAGTTGACGGAGAAGTAATCCCCGGCATTCCATCAGCAGTTTCAAAAGTGTAGCCGTCAGTGTTAGTCAGGACTTCCCCTGTAACAGCATCCACAAAGACAACGGTTAGAACACCATTAATTCTCTTTAGAATGCGTCTAGCAATTTTCTTTGCAGTAGGCATTGTTTATCCTTTAATACGCAGTTGCAGCAGAAGCAAAACCGCTAGCCGTAATTTCAAGTGCTCCCATGGTTAGTGGGTTAGCCTCGAAAACATTTAATACACCACCAACATAATACGTACTAGTAAGGTCTATACTAAAACACAGATAACCATCTGCGGATTTATAGGAGTCCATAGTATGTGTTCCTTCAGAGCATTTACTAGTTACAGAACTTGTAGCTCCGTATGCGTAACACGCATGTCTAGCATCAATTATCTTGGGAACACTGTATTCGTATCCCTTAATTTCTAGCATAAGCATCCTGTATTCACTCAAAGCACAGTTGGTTTTAAAATGCCACTTAGTGGGTCCTGAACTAACAGTACTATCAAAACTGTATATTCCTAATCTGTACTTACTACCAACGTTACCAAAATTGTACGCCATATTAATACTAGGCGTTAGGGCAACTTGTGACCCTAATTGGTTAATGGTGATGGGACGTACGTAATTGTCCACGCTTGTACCTAGCGTATGCTGCCCCATAACGTAGTTTGCGGTAGTAGTAGTACTGGCGTATTCAGACCGGAACAACCTAGTCAGTATATCCCCAGAAGAATTTCTAACTACAGCGGTTGAAGGGCTACTAGCTTCGCTAGTATTATACCCATCTAGTAGATCAGCATCAAGCCCACTACCAGTACCGTCTACAGTCTTAATTTTTGTTAGAACATCAGCAGCAGTGTATGAGCTAGAATCTAGCTTAGCAGACATTTGAGTGTCTACTTCAGTTTCAGTGTAATACCTGTCATCATGGGTGTGGACGATAGGAGCGAAACGGGCGTCACTTTCAGTTTCAGTGAAGTACCTATCATCGTGAGTGTGAACTAGATCAGCTTTACCGGCTAGAAGAGTGTCAGTTTCCCCCTCATCGTAGTAATTATCGTTTATCTCCGTCTCGGTATAATACCTGTCGTCATGAGTATGAACAATAGGGGCAAAACGGGCGTCACTTTCCGTTTCCGTGAAGTATCTATCATCGTGGTCATGAACTACAGGGGCGAACACCGAACCGAGTAATTCGGTAAGATAGTCCAACCCTATAACTCTTCTAACGTCTCTGATAAATTCTTTGGAAAGCAGGTTCATTTAGCGTCCTGTACAGCCTCAGCCTTTAAGTCTAGTAGTCTACGAAGCTCTTTGATTTGCCCCTGTAGCCTTAGGATAGTGTTTATGTCTACTGACGTTTCTAGTTCTTTTTGTATAACGCCTATTCTGTATGTAGCATACTCACATAGAACATCATTGTTAGTTTGTGTGTTAACGAGGGGTAGTAATCCCCTCGCTAGTTGTTTGGTTAGCATTCTAGCTAAGTGCCACCATAAGTGTAGCAGTAGTACCCGTAGCCTTGATACGAGTTGCCTTCACTCTGAGTACAGTACCTACTGGAACAGCACTGAATACTACGTCCCCTCCTGCTTCCATAGTCAGAGTAATAGCACCAGTGCCGCCAACATAGATTGCTCGTGTTGTGAATGGTAGGTCCGTAGCGTCACTTGGTGTTACAGCAGCGGCGTAGGTGTACCCATCAGCAGGGTCAATGTTTGCATTAAAAGTAGCCATGTTGTTTACTGTTGTCCTTGTTGTGGTGGTGGAGTTGTGTTACCACCGTTGTTACCGCCACCGGCACCTGTGAAGCCAGCAGCACCCGGTTCTGGCGCATTGCCCGGAGCTATATTACCGCCACCGTTTCCAGTAGGGTCACCGGCTCCCGGTCCACCTTGTCCCGTTGGCTTTGTATTAACGCCCATAGCTTCACTCATCTTCTTGATAAGGTCAGCTTGGATCATCATTTCTCTAGTGTCATTAACAACCTTATCAGCATCAAGGTCTAGAGAAGTTGCCAGTTCACGTAGAATGTAATCTACCTTCACTAGTGGAGCAGTAGCAGGGTTAGCCGTACCAGTCTGTAGGAACTGTAGAAGACGTTGACTACGGATTTCATTGCGCATCAGGCTTTCAGTACCCTTAGCAACAATTGCCAGATCACCCTTAATCTCAGGATCGAAATCAAACTGCATGTTGAATGCAAATAGGTTACGACCAAGTGGACTTAGGAAGTAGTCATCAATGTTACGAACAATAGCCTTAATGGATTGTGCCGCAGCACCCATAAGCATAGACATACCAGACGCAGTACGTCCCATACCTTGGACACCTGTACCACCATGGGCATAGGAAGGCATGTTTGTAGATTCGTCCGTTAGCTGACGCGCCTTGTCGTACACAGCCATAAGCTCTTGAGTGACATTCTTGATATCAATCGAGCGAACTGCTTGACCAAGTTGCCCCTGTGTCTTAAAGACCTTACCGGGAAACAGCTTCATGTCCTGACCAGAAACCATATTACCTTCGTTAACCTCAAGAATGACGTTACCAGATAGGGCTAGGTTATCTACCGCCATACGCATCACACCGTTCATTAGAAGCTGTGTATCTTCCATGTTTTCAGCAACACCAACACCAAAGAAGGAGTAAGGGTTAACTTCATACGGAGTAGCGTAGTATGGAATATGGTTAGGAGTGTATGGATTTAGAACGCAACGCAGTACTACATTGTTACAAATCCATACGTTAACTTGGACTTCATCCTTGTCCTTGATTTCATCAGGGAGAGTTTCATTAGGCATGTACTCCTTGATATCGTCAATATCCACCATTCCCCAATACTCAAGAACTTCAAAGCGTTCTGAGGGTCCGGTGTTGGCGTTGTCCTCTAGGATTGATTCCCAATATTCAGGTTGGTAGCTGGCACCGTATGAAAGGGCTAGGTCAATCGCATCCTTGATAAACATAGGACGTGACTTAAGCTGCTTTAGCTGGTGACGGCTTAGCTTATGACGTTCAACTACATACTCACATTCTGCAATGTTGTATGCTTCAGCATCAGGATAGAAATTCCAGATAGACACCGAATTGATACGCGGTATAGTCTTAACTGTAGGGTTGTACTTCCCTTGCTTGCCTTCTTCTTCAGGAGCATCCCACTTAGGGTATTCCTTGTCGATTGCAAATGGCCCCTTGATAATGCCAGTACCAAACAAAGCCATTTCAAAAGCCTTGTTACGAAGGTGCTTATCCGCTTCACTTTCCTCTAGCTGATCATGGATTTTTCGTTCCATTTTCTTAGCCGCCATCTTAGCAGGCTCAAAGGTAGCTGAAGTAGGGGTTAGGCCGGGGCCTGCCTTAACTTGCTTAGGGTCTACGCGGCCTAGGGAAGGCTGTAGAAGCTTGGCAATCTCTGGACGTGTCGCTAGGGCGGTGCTAGTCTTAGGGTCTTCTGCACGGGTTTCAAACTCTACATGGATATCCTGCATCCCCTCACCTTCAGGCACAGGAGTAGCTTCAATCCCAATAGGGAACTTGTTACCGGCAAACAGTACGTCGCCAATTTGGGCGTAAGCAGCCATAACCTTGGTCTTAGTAACCTTGACGAACAGTTGGCTCTTTTCAGTATCAGTGAAAGCAACATCATCACTGTACAGCCCACGGTAGTTACGGTAAGCTGATAGCCAACGAGTTTCGTCCTGTAGTCGTCTGTCCTTTGATCGTCTAAAACGATTGTGGACATGGGCTACAAGAGGTTGTAGGTCTATTGTTTGTTGTTCTGTATTGGAACTTTCTTCAAGAGCTACCGTCAGGTCCGTAACACCTAGTAGCTCAAGAGGTTCGTTCGCAACCTTATCAATAATACTCAATTAGTATCCAAATCTTCTGTCTGATGGTCGGTATCTGTTGGCACGATAGTTTGTGTCAAACTCAAAGGGGCTAGAAGCCCTAGGTCTACTCATGATACCGTATCTAAGAGCATCATATGAGTGGTCTGAAGCGTATCTAACGTCAATGTCTTCTCCACCATTAGGATCGGCGGGAATAACAGGTAGGTCAGAGATAATCTGACGACACGTATCAAAGATGATAAGGCCGGGATTGCCCGTTATCTCATCAACCTTCAGCAGTTCGTGTAGGCGGTTCTTACCAGCTATACGTGAACCAGCAGTACGGTCAGCGGGACGCCACTTACACCCTGCTTGCATCATTTCTTCAGCAATAGAAGGTCCGTTGTGTCCTCTTTGGTGCCACACAGAACTGTCTAGCATACCATAGTCAATTCTTTCGCCTCTTTCGGCTTCCAGAACCATTCTAGCAAGGTCTATACCAGTTGCTTTGTGTGTGTATAGCTCACGGTACAGGATTAGGGTGTCATACGAAGGGTCAACTGCGAACCAATGCACACATGAGTATGTAGAGTACCCAAAGTCAGCACTTCTGAAGCGTCGCCAATCACTTGGAATGTCAAACGGCTTCTTTACGTGGATATGTTCTCTAAATTCACCAAAAGCAGCACCGTCAGCAACATTCCAGTCACCATCTAGAAGCTGTCTACGCTTATCCTCGTTAAGAGAGAGTAGATTTGCTTCGTATTCGCCATCATCGTACAGATACTTGTTGTCTGATAGCTTGGCAGGGATGAAACGACGCTTGAACAGCGGTTGACCGGCCTTAGGATGGGGCGTACCGTCCTTACGGAAGTCTGGCCACACCATTACCTCACCAGTTTCGATGTTTGTAGCATCAAAAGCGGTTCCATGGGGCGCTGGATCAATGAACATACGCTTTACCCAACCGTGACCGGGGCCACCGGGGTTAGTCGTAGCTCTCATAAAGAGCGGAAGGGTCTTAGAACTGTCACGTAGACGAGAACGCATGTAATTGAACGCGAAAGGCGTTGGATACTGTGTTAATTCGTCAAAGGCTACGTAGGTAAAGGCCTGTCCCTGATACCTTAGAACGTCATCATCACGCTCTAGGTAGGTGAACCATAGTCTTGCACCACTTGGGAAGACAAATTCACTGTCCTTTTCCTTCCATTGGGCCTTGGGGAAGGCTCTTTTGTACATTTCTTGAGCTTTGAACTTCAGTTCTCTCAATTCGTCGTTAGTGCGACGGAAAATGATCCCTCGGAAGTTGGGATTGTCGAAATATCTCACTGGATCGGCTAGAAGGGCGTATGATTTACCCAAGGCATTTATCAAACATACTGCCAAGTAGGAAAGGTATGAGCCGAGGCTCTATACCGTATTAGTTGCTTAGACAAATTTAGTAATTTAGCAGCGTAACTTACACTAGCATATAAAATATTGTCTATTCGTACTGGTCTTTTCCTCTGCCCATCAATCATTCTTTGCTTAGATTCAGCATTATGCATAGGGTTATTGGTAGACGACCATACATTTGGGTGATTTGCTACTACTTCTTCATTATGCATAGGGTTTTTATTGATCAGCACATTTGATAATGCGCCTCCAACAGAAACGTTGTAGTACTTTTTGGAAGATACCTCTACGTCTGTTACCAATTCAGCCTCTCTACAGAGGGCGTCTTCTACACATGAAAAGATTTCAAACTCGTATACGAAATTTTCTTTTCCATATTTTCGCACAGCGTACCCAAAAGGAAACTTACTACTCATATGTTCTTTCATTCTTCGTTTGAAATTGTTTGTAACCCCAATATAAATTCTGCCACTAGGGGACGTGGCCTTGTATACTATGTATTGCAACTATTTTCTCTACTTGAAACGTCATCAGCTTAAATGCTGTTTGATAAATGCCTTGGACTATATCTTCACCCAATTGATTGTTGGGGTATCGCGCTTCGACACAGTTTCAAATTTGTGCCTACTCCCTTTCGGGATAGTCTCTGAACCTTCATCCTTAGGATGCTTGGCTGCTGATTACATAATAAAGACTAGATTTTTTAACATTCACGCTTGTCATTGCTAACTACGTTGTAGTTCTAGGTCTAAATGCTTTCCAGCAATTCACGATATTTATTTTGAGGTAATTACTTACCAAAGGAGGCGAAACGTAGGACTTACCCTAAACCTCCGGCTGCGCCTCCATAGAGGACTTCTCTTTCAGACGCGGCTAGAAACGTACTCTGAGGGCCTTCATTAGGCTTAAAGATAACGTCTTGCTCTAGCGTTGTGGTTAGTTCATCTTCGTCACCATAGTTAGAGGGGATAAATACCCCATCAATCTCGGAATCTTCGTCCCAATCCTCTTGATACCCCTTTAGCTTACGTGCCCTATTGGTTACAGAACGTTTTGCAGCAGCTAGCTTTAGTCTAGCCTCGTGTTCTGCCTTCTCTCTAGGTGTCTTTGGGGCGGTTTCCCGCTTCTTTGCGCGTTGTGCCTTAGCTCTTTCATTACCCGGTAGCTTTGATCGTTTCTGCTTCCACCAGTTTGAAACAGTTTGGTGGGATACAGTGTCATTAAGCTCTACTGAAAGCCAGTCTGCAACTTCACGATAGGAACTACCATCATCAACAAAGTCTAGGCCCTGCTCTATGAGGGGAATCTTCTCATAGTCAGGGAGTAGTTCTAGCTCATTTTCAGGGTTGATCTTATACCCAAATGGTACCGGGACTTTCTTATGTATTCTAGTCTTGTTAGGCCATTGGTCCTTTGGTGTGAATGCTGCATTTTCCATTCGTCCGTATTTAACACACTATACCTGCTATTGTCAAGTCATAAGCAGTCGGGCATGCTCTTCCTTGTGACAGTTGGAACAAAGCAGCATACACTTCAGAACTTCCGCCTTTATTTTCTCCCATCCAAGTTGAACCCCTTTACCTATTGCAAAGTCTTTCTTAGAAGGGTCTTTGTGGTGAAACTCAAGAGCACCAATGTACTTGTTATATCCGCACTTCTCGCAACACCCTCCTAAAAGGTCTACAGCCATTTGTTTTATCTTCTTTCGTCTCTTGTCCACGGCGGCTGTCTGACACCTACCACACCTAGGGCGCTTTCCGTTAAACGTAGTCAGTCCGTGTATCTTACATTCCTTTATCAGTTTGTGTTTCTCCATAGCAAAAAGCCCCCATCCGAAGACAGGGGCTTGGTATTTGGTCCTTAAGTGTGGAATCGAACCACCGTCTCTCGCTTATCAGGCGAACGCTCTAGGCCGTTGAGCTACATAAGGTTGTATTTCTTTAGTTTTATTCAGCAAGGACCGCTTCAATCTTATCCACTGCCTCTGCATAAGTCATGGCCAGCAGAACTGCACCTTGAAAGCCGGGTGTAGAAGAGGCCATAAAGGAAAGAACATCTTCAAACAACTTGCTGCAAATCTCTTCGATCTTCTTAAGCTTTTCTTCTGGCTTCATTACGCGAACTCAATCTCAGGCTTCTTGGCACGTGCAATGCTGTCTTGCACATAGATACGGAACTGGCGGTAGGCATTCTGTTCACGAATGGACTTGGTAATCTCATTCGTAGTGTAGATACGGGCTTCTGACAGACTGGTAAGCTCCAGAGGTTCACCAATGTTCTTCACAACGGCCTTCCCATCAACGATAGTCTCTTCAATCTCCTGTACAATGACAGGCTTCTTTTCTTCCAGTGCAAACATCTTCTTACCTTCCGCCTTCTTCCAATTCTTCATAGAACGCTTAACATCACTACCCTGCACATAAATAGCTTGGGTGTACACGTATCTGTTCTGGCCCCTGTGATGCTCGTTGCTCATGTACACGTAGTCACTAGTGCCACGACTTACCGAACGTACAACAGCCTGTTCGCCCTTTTCATACGTAGAACTACGGTTCCCCGTGTACTGGATAATATCCCCAATTTCTACAGGTTCATGGGAGTAGTACTCTAGTGAGGCGGTGTTGAACCAATGTATACCGCGTTTTTCAATTGCCATTTGTTCTCCTTTGGCTATCTGATCTAATGACAGGATATTGCCAGAGAAGCGCAGGGCAGTCAAGGGGAATTATAGGGAATGGAGGGGAAATGTTTTGGTCCATGGTGAAGGAATTTGCACCCTCACAGCCTAAGGCGTCCCGTTTACAGCGGTGTGGGCTCACTCTTGCCCAGCCCATGGATAATTGGTACTCTCTGACAGAATTGAACTGCCGCCTAAGATGTGTAAGAACCCCGTACTACCATTATACGAAGAGAGTATAAAATTGGATCGAGAACCTAGACTCGAACTAGGACAGTTGGATTCAAAGTCCAACGTTCTGCCATTAAACTATTCTCGAATGGAACTAGGTGTTGGATTTGCGCCAACCTGTACGGATTCACAGTCCATCGGATCAACTAACAATCCTTACCTAGCATGGTACCGCTTGTCAGACTCGAACTGACCCTTTAACACGTTTTGAAGGTGTGGCCTCTACCTATGGGCTAAAGCGGCAAAATTGGTGCGTCTTGTCAGACTCGAACTGACACTGTTCACGTTCTAAGCGTGTTGTCTCCTGCCAAATTGGACTAAAGACGCATGGTGCTTTCCTGTAGGGTCGAGCTACAAACCTCTGGTATTTCAAGCCAGCGCTCTTACCGTTTGAGCTAGGAAAGCATTAATTGGAGATCACGATAGGACTTGAACCTACATCTACCATCCGGTTACCTTTGTCTACGTTCGTAGCGTAGAGGGTTACGTGACCTTGGAGAGCCAACTTGGATTTTAACCAAGCTTCACAGGGTTGCAATCTGTTACCTAGTCACTCGGTCATTGGCTCATGAAATTGGTACCGTATCACGGACTCGAACCGAGACTGCACAGATTGAAAGTCTGTTTTCCTATTCCAATTAGAAGAATACGGTATGGCGAGCTATAAGAGAATCGAACTCTTGTTCACGGATAGACAATCCGCTGTCCTACCATTGGACGAATAACCCATTTGAATTGGTCAGGATACTTGGCACTGCCCCAAGACCACCAGCTTCCAAGGCCGGTATTCTTCTAAATCGAACTTTACCCTGATTGGCAGGAGTCTAGGTAATCGAAACCTATTCATGAGTTTTGGAGGCTCATTTGGTCCCTGACCTAACTCCTATGTAGTAATTGGTGCCCGTTGCAGGAATCGAACCCACATCCACGGACTACAAAACCGTGATCTTAGCCGTTAGAAGTAAACGGGCGAATTTGGTGGAGCTACCGGAGAGTCGAACCCGGAAGGTCAATCTTGCAAGGATCAATTGTGTCCCGACACCAGCCCCGTAATGTGTGACCAAGTTGCTCCGTGTTTTATTCTCCACACAGCAGTTTTCCCCACATTGTATTCATTTGCAATTACGTACTGGTATCTTGTGTCTTTAAAGATATCCAAAACTTGCTTTTCTGTTAACTTAGACGCAACACTATCTTCTCCTTTAGGAGAACGATCTATTGTCTTTCCTGCTACAACCTCGTCTCTCATGTTCTCTGCATGGGTACCGGGGAGCAAGTGATTTGGGTTAACACAGCACTTGTTATGGCAAGTGTGCCTAAGTTCCAACCCTGTAGGAATTGGCCCTTTCGTTAATTCGAAAGAATACCTATGCCCCTTCATAGTCTTACCGTTAAGACCAAACTTAGCATACCCATCCTTATCAAGGCACTGAAGCCAAAGGAAGCAACCTGACATAGGTTCGGGTATGTAACGATCTTCAAACGGTTTAGGCAAAAGCTTCTCCATTTAATTGGCTCTAGAGGCTGGATTCGCACCAACATTGTACGGGTAACAACCGCTTGAACTACTATTGTTCTACACTAGAATATAATAGGACTTGCACCTACCCTAGCATCCCTTATGTGCCTAAGAATTTGGATGACTGAGAGAATTTTGAAATCTCGACACAACGGGTAAGAGCCGTTTGCTCTGCCTCTGAGCTACCAGTCAATAAAATATGGAAGACCGTGTTGGTAGCGCGCCAACGTCCTAGGGTTAAAAATCCTGTGCTAATCTATCTCCGCTAACGGTCTAAAGAATTGGCGGATACCGGGCTGTGTCGATCACCATACCGATTAAGGTACCATCCGTTTTCAAGACGGTGCTAGGGGCCGCCCTAGTTCAGCATCCATTGTGCGCCCTGTGGGAATTGCACCCACGTCTCTTCCTCCAATATCGGAAGTGTCCTACTCACTAGACGAGTAAGCGCATAATATAAGTTTTGCAGGAGCCAAGGTAAGTTCAAGTCTCTACTGCAAGAGTGGCGGTTAGCTATGTACTCGAAACATATGCCCATTACAGACACACTTGTCTTAGCAGGACAGTCCTGTACCTAACAGGTCAACTAACCGAATTGGAGCGGGAAACAGGTATCGCGCCTGCATCTTTTGGGTGGAAGCCAAAGGCCCATCTATTTAGACCATACCCGCATTGAATACCATCCTATCACATTTATATCGACGCTGATAGGAAAGCGCTGCACTCTTGGTAGCGGGGGTGAGAATCCAACTCACCATACTCTTGCTTATGAGACAAGTTAGCCCAGCAGTGCTTGTCCCCGCCATTTATTTGGTTTTGCAGTTATAACCTAAGTCATATCCTATGTCAACCCCTTATCTTACACTTTCTGCAACAAGGCTCCACCAAGTTGCGTAACCTTTGGCGACTATCTCACGAGCCTGTTCCAATGTCAAGGGGAAATGATATGTCCATTCTACCCCTCCTAGATCATGAACACGAGACTGAAGGCTGTATTTACCATTGGAGTACTTCACATGTACAGACTCATCTGTGTACTTCTTGGAGGCGATCAACTCAGCAGCCGCAACTTGCCCCAATTCAAACACAAGCTGTTCCTTAGTCATCTGCGTCCTCAACAAGTTCGGCTGGGGCTATCTCAAACGTGTATTCAAGAGGGCTGTACTTCTCGAACAAATTATTCATAGTATCGGTGTCTAGTAGCAAAACTTCAGTTACAACTTCATCACTCCATTCCTTGTAGACATACACAAGGACGGCGGCTCCCTTCCAATCACTCATTCCAGCATATCCTGTAGGGCATCGAACAAGTCAGGATTGTCCTTCATCACTGTGGTTAGTCCTGTAGCAAGGGCTGACACAATGTATTCCTCCTGATCATGAGTATAGTGCTGATCAATCTGCATCAGCCCAAAGATACCATGTAGGATTTCATGCACAATGCTATCTACGGTTTCACTACCCTGTATCGGCAGGTAGTTGATATCATTGTGTAGGAAGTCAATCTCTGCAAGTCTGGTATTGCCAAAGCTTTCCTTGTAATCACGCTCCCGAAGGTCAAACACCTTATGGAGTATCTTCACAGTGTCAGGCAGGGCAATCGTATCAATCTCAGGTTCAGGGGTAAACACAACAGGCTTAGTCTTAGTCACTCTGAGTCCATTCTCCTAGGGTAGCCTCAACAAGTACGTAATTAGTCTTCTTCTTATTCCACGGCTCATTTAGTTGCCGTTGAGCATCCCCACGTCTATGGTAGTAGGGACGCCTACCAAGAGTGACAATCTCATTGGTGTTAGTATCCATAACAGCGTACATCTTAGTCATTCTTCGTACTCTTCACTCTCTCTTTTATAATTGGGCGAATTTGCCACAATCCTGTCATATAGTTCCTTGGCCATCTTAGCTTGGCTGAAACCTTCGTCTTGCCAATATTCCAACTCTCCCGGTTCCAGAAGGTTAAGATGAATTGCCATTGCAAGCGCCTTAATGAATGTCGGATCATATTTGGCTTCTGGAAGCCGGTAGAGTTTCTTAGCCATTCTTCATTCCAAACTTGAGGGGATTGTCTTTACCACCGTTGATGACTTTCCAAGCCTTTGGAGGACTATGCTTAGGGTCAGGGACACTATCACCATCAAGGACAGCGAAAAAGGTTCGCTCATTCTCAAAGAACCTTTCTAAGGCTTGTGCTGCTTGCTGTACCGCAACGGCTGTGTGATATGCCTTGATACGGTCATAGTGTTCCAAAGCATCCTTCAGGTCTTGCCTAAGCTTGCTGATTGGTACATGTATCTTTTCTATCTCACCCTTGATAGGGACAATGTTGGGGTCATTCATTGGAGAGAGTGATTTTCCCTTCATAGTACTTGTGGTTGGCATCAACACGTACATCATCAAGCTTCACCACTTGTCCAACCTTGTAGGATGCTCCACCACTCTGAATCACGACGAAAGTATTCTCAGCCACCTTCAAAGAGATAAGGTTAGGGTTCACCTTAGCTACGATAAGGTAGGGTACCGTGGGGTGTTGTGGGATGGGTTCATTCGTTACCGTCTTGATTGCCATTGCAGTTCTCCTTTGATCCTCACACTACTCTATCATTCTCTGGGTGTCAACACTTTCCTTGGCAGGGAGAATGAAAACCGCATTTTCCACCTTGATCCCACCACTACCCAAGGCATCCCCACCTTTCTTCAATACCCCTGCTCTATCCAGCAATTCCTTGGCAGCAGCGATCACGTCCTTGTTGCCGGGTGTGGTAGGCTTGTCTAGGACGTTTACCAGCCCCATGACAGCCTTAACGGCATTGCCCGATATCAGACGGTTGGCAACCTCTACAACCTCGTCAGCAAGGTTCTTAAGGACTTCGTGGGGCTGGGTCTGTTTGGAGTAACCAGCTACATCCATCGCGGCACGGATATCCCCACGGTTAGCAGGGTCACCTAGGGCTTTGAGAAAGGCTTGCTGCTTTTCCGTTAGCACCTTCTCTTTCTTCTTATTGGATGGGTTGACCTTCTCAATCTCTAGGTCATCTGCCTTGAAATGCTCAATCTCGCTCATTCTCAACTCTCTTGTCTATAAACAGTGACGGCCAATCTCTGACCGCTGTATCAACAGGTATTAAACCTGTGTCGTAGAACCGTTCTGATATCGTAAAGGATGATCCGTACTTGTTAAGGTCAGGAACATCCAACAAACTGATATCACTCTTAGTGATCATACCTTCATCTAGGAGAAGCATGAAAATCTGGTAATGGGATAAAAGCACCCCGGTCTTCTCTAGAATGGCGGCTTGGATGTAGACTACGTTACCTTTGACGTATCTTTGATGCTTTTTCTTACGAACCGGGGTCATGAGGGCTTGACGGTTCGGGGAAAATAGTGTATTTTAGCAAGAACATTTCGTTGAAATGGAAATATATATAGGGCCTACCGTATGTCATGGTATATACGCATTACCTCCCTCATATCAAATACCCCTGTATCCCTATTGTAGACAGGATTAGGAACTAGTACATCTACTACACAATGTATTGGATACCCTGTTGCAGAATGGTATGGATAAGTTATTGTAGCACTACCACCAATATAACTATCCCTATCTATCCATATCTCCCTTAGGTCCATTACCTCCCCATTCATAGTAACCACTAATTCACCTTTATCTTCATACTGGAGATAGAGTGTCTTAGCATGTCCACTCCATATATCTACTCCATCCTCTATACGAAGTATCTTATGATCTGTTGTAATCATTTCTTTAG